TCCCATGCACTGCCGTCGTTCTCGAGGATGTTCGTCTTCACCCACTCAAGAATCTCCCCCTTTGTGCCTCGCTTGCACTGGGCCAAATCCTTGGACAACGCCTGCATCCTCTCTTTCTTGCCCATGCCCTTGATCGTTCGCCCCTTGTATCGTCGAACGATCCAGCGTTCGAGGACGCCGATGGTCATCCAGGCCATCACCTGTCCATAGTCACCATCGGCCACAATCAACCTCGGCGCCTTCCCCGGTTGCATTGGTTCGAGCTTAACAGATCCGGTAAACTGATACTGCGGATCAAAGCGTTCCTGCAATGCACGGAGCGCATTCTCAGCTCTCTTCAAGGACCACTTGCTCGACTTGAGGTGCCCCAGCCCCAGCACGGAGATCATGTCGTCGACAACCTTGTCCGACCTCAACTCATCCGCCAGTGCCGTTGCAATCGCCTTCACCTCCTCAGTCTCGTCCTTGCTCAACGCATACTTCTTCCAGGGCTTGATTTGCCGCTCAACCACTGCCACCCGCGTGTTGTACGCATTGTTCTCGAAGAACACAGTAGAGGGTGGCACGGGCCCCATCTGCAAAGCCAAAGGTACTGCCGCTGGATCGGAAACCTTCTGTGGATCAACCAACAAAGTGACCGTGTTGTTAAGTGCCGGCCTTTGCAATGCCATGCTCTCCGCGTCTTTGGCCACTTCTGCCCTCTCGCGGGCAATCGCGTCGATCTCCACAGGCTTCGACCCCGTACTATCTCCTCCCCAAACACTGACCTCCAATCGATTGAACGACTTCGCCGACCTCGCCGCGACCAAAGGGTCAGACGTCGGTGGTGATGGCGGTGGTGGTGCCGGCACCCCAGCCGGCGGTCCACTTGGAGGTGGGGGATCAGGCCGCAAAATGCGGGGTGGTCCCTCAGGTGTGAGTGGCCTCGGGGGCAAAGGGCCCCTACCACGTGGTGGAGGCGGTGGTTCAGGAACCCACGGTACTCTCGCGGGCGGAAGAACAGCTTCAAGCGTTGGCGGTGGCAAGGCTCCGAACTGGCCCAAGCCACCCACGTACACCGGGCCCCCGCCGATGGGTGGGGGTAGCAAAAACTGTTCCAATTGCGGCAGCACGATGTCTCGTGCGTCTGGGGGCGTGGGACGTGAAGTGCTCACGTCGAAAGGCGTCAACGAACCCCACTCGAACTCTCCCCATTCGAATGGCGCGTCGAACGCCGGCGGCGGCAGTGGAGGTGACTTGTCCTCCTGCGGATGAGCGATCGCGTCAAGAACTTCCTCGCGATCAATCTTCAACCTCGCAGGCACGAACCCGGCCGCAACTGGATCGAAATGCTCCGCCAGTGCAGCAGGCGTCTCCTCCACAATGACCGTCACGTCGCTTGCTGGTGACAAGTCACCCTCCCGCAGCAACGCACGGCCCAACTGGGCAATGGGCTCTTCATGCC